ACACAAAGACCGCCAACACCAGATAACCTCCCCTGAATTCCCAGGAGAGACACGGTAAGAGTGATCACTAACCCCAGACCTCCTCTGTTATTTGGCCAGAGGATGCATACTCATCCAGCTCATCGTGGACAATCTCTAGTTCTTCAGGGTTCTCGCCTATGCAATCAAAAAGCTTCTTCACAAGCTCGGCATCTGTCTGAAGCATCTCTCTCTTTTGGATGGCTCTCCGTATGACATCATGTCCTAATTTCTTCACGAAGTCTTCTATAATGCGGTCACAAAAGCCATGGTAGGCTAGTGGATCTGCACGAGATATGAGCTCTGTGAAATCAAAAATTTCTAAGTCTTCCTCACCGAAGAATACCTCCATATCCTCGATTGAGTCCTCTAGCATATCAAGAGAAGTCCTCTCTAAGGTGGATGTAAAATCAACTTCTTCTTCTAATAGCTCCAGAAGATTGATCTCCACATCATCACTAGTGTCTTCAATCCTGAGTTTCACGGTTGAGAACTGACCAACAGTGAGGCCCTTTCGTCTTAAGGAACTTTTGCAGCACCTTTGGTAGACGTCCTTGAGTTGTTTTGCATCAATGCCTTCAGTTCTTCTCTTTCCCATGATCTCCTCTTCTAATCTGGGAACTAAGGCATCCGGGACTGGCCGCAAACTGATCCAGCTAAGGTATGGCTCCCTAACTGACCATGATAGGTGTGTCTTAAGCACTTCTCTTCGGGAGAAAAATCTAGCTCCTTGCTCTTGGTCTGCATCCTGACCAGATGCCTTGTAACTTATCATGGTGATAAGTCTGCCATCTCCTAAGTCTGCTTTGATGTTGAGAATGTCACCTCTTACAATTAGAGAAATGTTGGACCTATCCATCATCTCTTTCAGAAAACCCTCAGATGCAGGTACAAGCCTCAGAGGACAGCCCGCACAAGAGAGTCGTGATTCAAGTTTAAAGTCAACAAGAGCTCCTATCAGGCTCAAATCCTGCTTCTTCTGCTTTGCCCAGGATTTCCTTGGGTTGGTAACTCTTAATTCTTTGCAGAGGCGTTCCAGACCAGACAGGAAATCAGATAAATTTTTGTCTGAGGAGATGGTAACTTGCTTTAAAACTTGTTCCCCTGGACCGGAGTTCTCTATTTGTAGTCTACAGTCTGTACCCTCTATTCTTCCAGTCCAGACCCCCAGTCCCCTATACTGGAGTTGACCACTGCTATCCCTGCTGATTTTCTGTCTGACAGTAAAGGCTCCACATATGCCATCCATGCTTCTCTCAACGAGCTCTTCAATTCTGGAATGGCCTTCTAGCCAAGCTCTGATGACCCTCAAGACATTGGTTCTGCTTTTTTTAAGAAGGGTCTTGGGAGGGGAGAGGTCACTTATCTTGAGGAAATCCACAATCATCTGTGACTTTCTCTCGTTTGAGAAGGGGCCTGATAGGATCATAGTTATGACATGTTTGCAAAACTTTTCGTCTTCGTTTACCACTTCGTACTCGCCATTCCCCTGTCGAGTTAGTTCAAAGTTTTTTTGGAAGTTGAATCTCAATAGGTTATCCAAGCTGGTTTGACCCATCCTTGTGAAAACAGCAGCACCTATCATCCTAACCTTCCTAGTCTTCTGTTCTAGTTTCTCAAAGAAAGTTTTCAACTCGGCCTGACAGGTGAATGGAGAGTTACTTAAGCACTCATGAGGGTCTGCAGATATCCATGGGAAGCTTTCTTTAAGATAACCAAGTTCCCTGGCCAACATGTTTTGCCCCATGTGGCTTTTAGTTGTTCCAAAGAAGACATCCCCCATGATCTTTACAGGAGGTGCTCTAAATGCTTCGTCAGCGGATAGGACTTCAACCTTGGCCCTCCTCATCTCTCTGGACTTGCCTATAAAGTTCCCAATTGCCTCTCCATAGGATTGACACAGGGCCTCATTCTTCTCCAATGCGATAATATCACCAAACAAGGCATTCTCTTCAGCTAGAGTTAAAGTCCTCCCAACATCTTCTGTCTCTAGCATCAGTTCTGCAAGGGTGTACTTCCTCCTCTGGCTCCTTACTGTGATGCAACGTCTCTGTAAAATGTAAACTGATGATGCTATAACTCTGCCAAGAACATTGCCTTTAGACAAACTCTCTGCAACTCCTGGACTATCTAGTTTAAGACTGATGGCCACCTTCACCTCATGATTGTTCTGAGGTGGTTTGTACAGAAGAGAGGGGTCCTCATCTGTTAATATCCGCCAGTCTAAGTTCATACCTGTTCGGTTCTTAATACCGTCTAGTTTCTTTCTGTCTCCCCATCTGATCAAATGGCATTTGGAGAGAGACCCTCCTGAGGTGAGAGTGAAGCCTTCATGACCCTTATTGTCTAGTATTTTGGCAAAGATTGCTGATAACTTGGTTTTTCTAACATACCTCCAGAGGTTGTGTCTAAAACCTAAAATCCCTGCTGAGACTGGGCAATCCAGAATGAAAAAGCCTATGTCAGGATTCTTTGACTCTTCCATGTAAGGCGCTATCAGCTTAAACACACAGGATGACCATAGGCCCAGAAGGACATAGTGACACCATGCCTGTGTTAGTTGTAGAACTGAACATAAACTTGATGTTCCACCTCCTTCTAGAACAGAGGTCAACAAATTAGAGAATGACTCTTGCCTGTCTGCTATTTTCTCAACTTCTGGAATGTTTAGACATGCTGTGACCCACTTGAGGGTGGGCCTACACATGAGTCTGGAAAATCTAAACTCAGAGTTGTACTCGCACACATCAATGCAACCAATTGTGCTTTTGGGGGACATGTAAATTCCGGCATAAAGGCCAAGCCTTTTAACCCAGTGCAGCAAAACTGAAGCCATCAGCCTAAATTTTCTTTCTTCGTCATCACTCTTGACAGCTGCAGATATCACAATTGCACTATCATCAGAGCCTTCAATCACATCTATCAAGACTCTGCTGTTGATTGTTGTTTTCAGTTTTGCCTTTAAAATTTTCCTGATAGCCGCTTGATAGGCTGCATGAAACAAGCTAGAGGTTAAATGCAAAATTCCTTGCATCATCCCTGTCTCTGTTTGGATGAAGGTTTTCCCTTTCTGTATCCAGGGAACTTCCTCATTCCCAGAGAAACCATCGTAAAGTCTTTGTTTGAACCCACTGGCCTCAGGCCGCTTTCTGCACATGCTATTTAGATAGTCCAGGTTTAGCATCATCTTCTTCTTTCTGAAGATAGCACAAGACATCCAGATGAAGCCGTGCAGTTCTCGAGGCATGAGCTCACACATGAGAAAGGCAAATTTTGTGGTGTAGTGCCCTTGATTCCAAGTTCTGGCATCATTAGAACTACAGACAGTGATGAGTGTGCCTTCACCACATGCTTTTGCAGCTCTGGCTTGATGAGTGTCCAGAATTTCTTCTTTTCTACTTGGCACACTGATGGTCTCATGACCAACAGCCTCATTTATTTTGCGAGCTAGTAACTCAATCCCAAATTGGATGAGTCTCTCTTCCAGTCTCAAGACGTATATCTCCCTCAGTCCACCATGTTGTGCTTTTTTGAACAAGCAAATTCTCATGCACCCATCTTCAAGAACTACTCTAAAACATTGGCCTATTGTGTCTGTGTAGAAGGTATGGCCTTCCTGGACCAGTTCAGAGATTCTCTCTAGCACCTTGACCCTGTGGTATTCCTTTAGCCTAACATCATCAAAGTTTTCCCATTCTGGGCCAAAAGAGCTTGAGGCTTTCAAAGTTGCTAATTGGTCAAGGGTTACAGAACCAATAGATCGATAGAATTGGGTTGTAATCTCTTCCTGCCAGTTGTGCCCTTTACGACCTCGAATCTCATCATTTAGAGCACGCGCCATAAATTTGATGAAGGAGCCTGAGAATTCATGCATGTTGGGTTTTAATGGGTCCCCACCTAGCAGGTTAGAGGAGTCCAGGGGCCTTTTTTCTTCAACTTTCACAATCTTCTCATACATTGCACCCAGCATGTTTACTTCTGTATCCTCGTCTTTATTCTTTAAGTACCCCAAGTACCATGAGTTCACCATCTGCTCAGGGGAGCAGGACATCCCGATGACACCAGAGAAGCAACCTCTCCAGGACACCTCGCCTGCCTTGCACATCCTCCTATAAGGGGTTCTTGAAATGGATCTGATCGCCTTGAGACACTGCTGAAAGAGGAAAACTTGCAGTGTAGTTCGGAGTGGTACAGAGAGCTTCTCCAACATCTTGTGGGGCTTGGGCAGTAGAGGTTCTGTCACAAACCCCTCCATCTGGATGTATCTCTGTATGGTAATCAATTCCTCAGTTAAGGCCTTATCCTCCATACACACCATAATGGCTGTGGTCACTAGCTTTCTTGTGAATGTGGTTGGTCTAGACAGTTTGGTGACCACTTTTTCGTCTGACTCTTGTGAGTATGAAATCAGGGCAACAATCAACATAGGCAACTTGAGCATGTTCTCCACCTTGCACAACTTAACAGAATTGAACTCAGTTATAAACCAGTTCCCTGAACGCTCGTACTCTTTGAAGACTCTGCCTGAGAGCTCGTGCTTGACAGAGTTGGTCCTGGCAGCTAAGCTGTAGAATACATGAGATCCTGACCTGCTGGTTTTGATCAACATATATATGGGGAAGTTGGGGACTTTTTTTATGATGAAGTGATGTCTTTTGCAGCTTTGTTTTGCAGCAATGGCTAGCTCTGTTGCGATCTGGGTAACCATGCTTGCCCAATGAACACAGTTGAGGTTTCTGTAATCCTTGAAAGCCTTCAGAATCTTTTCACCCACTTGTTGACCATCAGTGGCTACTTCCATTGCTGATGATATCAGGACATCCAGAACCCCGTAGAGGTTTTCTTCCTGTCCTAACTTGAAGTGGTGGAACCAGTTGTTTGACTCAATGCAGGAACTAATGCCAGAGATGTCATGGTGTGGGCTCAGGACAGTATGGGATGCCTCATCAGTTTTTCTGACGAGCTCTTCTTGTCTCATGGACTTCCCTTCTAAGCCTCTGGCAGCAAGAGACACCCAGTCTTGAGCAGGGAGATTTATTTTCACTCTATGGTAGTCTTGTTTGGTGTTTTCCCCCTCTGGGTCAACCTGCAGCCTACTGGTAGCTATTGCATATTCTCTCTCAAGGTCCTCTTGCCAGCTGTTCTGAGGAGTGAAGATGACCTCAGTTAGAGCTGCCTTCCAAACTCTAGCTGTGACAGTTTCATCAGACATGCCTTCTAGATCCTTGTGGTTTATGCCTATATCAATGGTTCTCGGTGTGTCTGGAATCAGCCAGCCAGGAATCTTGATAGTTGATTTGAATTTACTCTCATCCTGCTTCACTTTCTGTTTTAGGTAAGCATCAAGTTGATCCTTAACTAGTTGTGCCATTTGTGATGATGCTTCCTCACCATTTCTCTCCAAGGCTGGGCCCCTCCTGTGTCCTTCTAGAATGTGTTCTCCCCTTATCTCGTCTAGGGTTTCTTGGAAAGTCCCTGCGAAAACCCTCTTGAGATACTGCTCATCTTCGGAATTCTCAAGGAAAGCATCCAAATATCTTTTGGACCCTAGAGGAAAGTTCTCTAGGAGGCTCTCGCCTTCAGGTTCCTCTATGAAGGTTCTTGTCAAGAAGTTCAGGCATTCTCTTCCAGCTCTCTCAGCCGAAGATATTTCCTCAGAGACTTTTGGAGCTAGTTCTGGGAAAGCTACAAGGATCTGATTGAAAACAGCAGAAGCAAATCTGAATCTGTACACTAGTTCATCAACAGTGGCTTGTGATAGTGTGAGATCTGACACCACATGGTCGTACCCTACTGCAATACAAGACAAAGATATGTCCCATTGTGTTCTTTCCTGCCTTGCTGCCAGTGGTCTTGTGTACTTTTCAATTTTTTGATTGTAATAGTTTAACACACCCCTCACCCCTGGGCCTCTGTGAGTTGCAAACTCTATCACCCTCTTCTCCGTGGCGGAAGCATCAATGATGAGATCTGGTGTTAGATGGTCCTCACCATCATTTATGATTGGAAAATGTCTTGATAAGGGCTTATCAGTTTCTTCAGCAATGGCTGCAAAAGTAAAATCATGAATTAGCGTGCTAACCTTTCCGACCTCAAACCGTTGGTGCCCCACAATTATGCTGCTGCCCACTTGACTGATACTTTCTGGGATCTCATCTATCTCGAGAAGAAGAGAGTCCTCCTGGGGTGTGATGCTGAATTCTGGGAGTCTAGAGTCGTCAAGGTGGGCAAGATACACCAAGCCCTCAGCAGTGATGTTGTTCCTCCTGGGGAACGGGATCACCTCATTCCGTATCCTAGTTTCCATGTTGGCGTCTTTGTGT